CGAATAATTCGAGAACATCGTTTCTTAATGGAATTGTGGACAGCCGAATTAAAGAAATATCCTCGTAAATATGATTTGGATGATACTTTAATAGATGTTATTTTCACATCGAAAACAGAAAAAGATGAACTTGCAAAGGTTCGTCAGAAGGTTCCTGAGGTTGAAAAACCTCCTGTACAATCAAAAAACGATTTGTGCACTTCGGTAGGTGTAGTACAAGATACGAACCATACCCAACCTGCGGCCGAAGTGAGCGCATTAAAGGAAAGCGGGTCGAATACCAACAAGGCATCTTCACAGGATGCAACCAAAATTGTTGGCAATTCGGCTGTACCCATAATTAGACCAACTGTTGAAGGGAATCCCCCTTTGGCGGATATGGTGTGGAAGGGCCGTTGGAGAGTGGGGCATTTTTTTAGCCCTCTCTTTAAAATAGCTCGTGATACATTGCATCTTTTCTTTTTTACGGTTCTCACCCTTGCCGGGTCATCCCCGGATTGGGTGGATAAATGTGTTGTTTCTGGTGGTATTTATATGCTACCGATTTTTCTTCCCTTCGTATCTTTCCCAATGATGATAGGAATGCAGATGTCGTATTGGCTTTTATTGGTGTATAATAACGTGCAAACGCGAAATTACACAAAACGCTATATGAATATGATTATTCTTTTAATTATCACTGGGGTGTGTTTTTTAGTGTATTGGATTGTTTCTAATATGACAAAAGAGACACGGAAACGAGAAAAGAAAAATAGTGGAACTCCACAACCGCACGCAAATCGTCCCATGTGGGTGACTGTACTTATGTACATTTCTTCTATTATAGGTGCTATTGCTCTATTAATACCACTTATAGTTCAAGTTCCCGGTATCGATTGGATACTCAAATTGTGTAGAGATTCTTTAAGTGACATCAGTCGTGCAGGTCCATACTTTTCTGGTTTGTCCGAGAAGACAGAGAAAGGTATGGACTATGAAACTCTGAAGAAAGAGATGATGAAATTTAAAGTGATATATGTTGCACAGAAGAAGTGGGTCGATCATAATGACCTACTATTGCAACGAGTAGATTTATACAATGTACGAGTATCCCCCTCAATAAAAGGTGATAATGTTTTGAGTTATGATGAAGTCAGAGCGAAAGACATGAAGCCACGTAATTTTGAACAAGAAGTTGCGGCATTGGGGGATATTGTTCTTGACACATCATCCCATGTATATATGTGGATAATGGGTCCGAACGGGAAACGAATGTATATTCGTTCCATCCAGGAGTCCGAACTTAAGAGACTCCATGAATTTGGAATTTACAAATATGGTAAGTTGGAGTTCGATCCAGCAAACCTAACAGACGAAACATACCCTCGCATAGACTTTCGAGCGTTGAGAGATGAAACTTTTGTCTCATTACGTGGAGAGTTTCAGC